AACCAACTGAGCTACGGAGCCATATGGTGGAAAGGGGATATTTAAGTGCGCCTCTCCCCGTTGCCGCACTGCAGAGCCAATCCTGCATTCACACTGGCTACCTGGTGGAGCTAATGGGACTTGAACCCATAACTTCTACCTTGCAAGGGTAGCACTCTCCCAATTGAATTATAACCCCATAATGGCGGGAGATAGATGGATTGAACATCTCTAGGCGGATTAACAGTCCGCTGCCTAAACCACTAGGCTAATCTCCCAAATGTGGGTTTAGGGTAACCCACAACCCTTATATACCGACTATCCGCCAAGATAGCCATAACTGTGTATCTTAAATTACTTCGCCAGTTTCCTCGTCGATTTCAATTTCATCATCAACATCAGAAGCACTGTATTCCTCTTCATAAGCAACACCAATCTTACAAAGTTTGCCATCAAAATCTCTGCAAAGTGCGGCGAGATTATAATCTACATCATCCTCGACTGAAACGATAATTCTGTCTCCCTCAACCGAAAGGACACCCTTGATGTTCAACTTGTAATTATACTTAATGTCAGCCATAATCTTTTCTCCTTTGTTTAATCATTTACTTCAACTATTTGATGGGTCCAGTGTCCGCCACATTCACAAGGAGTGGAAACTTTGTAAACAACCCAATTTTCGTTGCTTTGTTCCTCGTCCACAGGAGGCTGTTTACCACACTGGTCGCAAACGAGAACTATTTCAATATTAGACTTCTTTCTTGCCATAATCTTTTCTCCTTAATATTCTGTTTATTAAAGTGACAACACATATCCCTTGTTTGCAATTATCACTTTGCTTGTATTGTTATTTTTACTTATTTCTTCCTGCAGTTCTTTTGCAAACCCAATCTTGCCGTTCATTTCACCATGCACTAGCACGATTTTTTCACACTCAGTTGCCCCATATGTTTTAAGTAAACTATCTCTCTGCATATGACTCGAAAAGCTATGCAAATCTGTTACCTGACATTTGTTTTTTACCCTATGCCCAGAAATAGTAATAGTTTTCTGCTTGCCCTCTTTAATAATGGATGCCAATGAATTATCTGCCGTAAAACCACAGAATACAATTCTGTCATTCGTTCGAGGTAACATGCTATGGGCCCAACCCGTACTACGGCCTCTAACCATCATTCCGCTACTAGCAAGTACAACCACGGGTCGTTTGCTATCTCGCCATTCTCGGCTTTCTATTGAACTTTCAACAAAGTGAATATTCTTCCACGTTAAAACTTCTTTCCACTTTTTAGCTTCATCGCCATCAAGTAATTCGGTATATGCATTGCATACTCTAGTGGCCATAGGCGAGTCGATTAAAATAGGAATATCAAAGTCCTCATCGTTATGGAATAAGTCATAAATATATGTCAACATATTCTGACATCTGTCATTCGCAAATACAGGAATCAATATTCTCGCGTCATTTTCTATGCAAGTCTGTCTAATAACAGTCTCTAATTTTTCCAAATCCTTGTTGCGCATTTTTTGATTGGCAATACGTTCCTCACGAGCATATGTCGTTTCTCCAATCAATACATCACACTTCGTAATTGGTTCAAATTTATTAGTATAATATTTCTTAATATGGATGTTACCAAGGTCGCTTGTGTAACCAATCTTCTTGGTTACATTGCCCTCAGTAATCCAAAGTTCCAACTGGGCACTATTTAGTATGTGCCCAGAAGGAATAAATCTAAATTTTATATACTCATCCAACTGAATTATCTCACCAATTGGATATTCAGTATAATGCTTTAAGCATTGTCCAACTTCACTCTCTGTATATATGGGAGCATAATCTCTTTTGAACTTACTTGATAATTCTAAAGCATCAGCTTCCATAATACGCGCCGAATCCTTTAATAATATTTCGGAAATAGGCTTTGTTCCATTGGGAGCGATGATTTGTGCCTGACAACCTTGCCCATATAGTTTAGGAGATAAACAAAGATGATCGGCATGACAATGCATCACAAACACATAATCTATTTCTTTTGGTTTAAATTCAAAGTGCTTGTTATTAATTTTGTAATTTTCGAGTGTACTGCCACACGATTGAAATAAGCCACACTCCAAAAGAATTTGTCTGTTAGAAGTCTGGATGTGAATACAACTTCCAGTTACGTCGTCTGCTGCCTCTCCTATAAAGTTAATCTGAATTTTGCTTTTGGACTTTGCCATTATTTTCTCTCCAATCAACAAAGAACATCAAAGTCGGTCACAATCTCATCGATTACGCCATACTTTAGCGCTTCTTCCTCATTCATATAAATATCATCTGTTTTGAGTTTTTTCAGGAACTTGTTATCAAACTTTGTTCTTGAAGTCACTTCTGTCGTGATTCTCTTACTCATACCATCAAAGAACTTTTTGGCGCTATTAATGTCATTCTGAGATCCCTGATAACAAGCCGAACCGGCATGGAACATCATATTAGTCATAGGAAATGCAAATCTTTTATGTCCACAAGCCAAATAGTCTGCGGCAGCCGAATAAGCCGTACAGTAGCAGCAAGTCCAAATCGGTGTCTTACTGTTTTTAGTAGCACCAATAAGTGAGGCAAGTACCTCTACGGAACCACCAGGACTATCGATCATAACTAAAATTCTCTTTCTCTCCGCAATAGGTTTGCCCATATCTTCTTTGTTACATCTGAAAATATATTTCACAAGTTCAAGAGTAGAGTCGTCAATCTGTGTGTCTAGCCAGTAAATCCTATCTTGCTCGTCTAAATAATGATCTCTAAGACTAGGATCAGGTAGCTGAAGGTTTGCTACTGAGGTTGGGATTGAAAGTAATACATTTTCAAGTTCTTCCATAAATTTTCTCCTTTTATTTCTGCTAAGATTTGATATAGGGAAATGCTAGTGCAATCCTATATCAGTTAAGAAAATCTCGACCATTTTTTAAGCGACTCGATATTTCCCAAGCATTTTCCTATGGTTTTTCAATCATTTTGTTGTGTTGAATTACCGTTACATTTTTCTCTGTAACGCCTAACACGCTCTCTAGTATGCTCACGCTCAGATTCCTTAGCACAATCTTCACAATACTTTTTAGGTTTCGTTTTACTTTGTTTCATCCATCGATTGCATCTTTGACACTTCGTATAGCCCTTACCATCATTCTTCCAGTTTAAATAAACATACGCAAGTTCCCGACAGTCATCTTCATCGAGTTCCAATACTATTTCATCCGTATTAATAAAATTCACAATTAAACATTGTGTGTTATTTTTCTTTGGATAACCGAGAAGCCCCTTTTGTACAATTTCATACAAAATATATTCTCTATCATCTGCGGGTACAGACACACGGGCGGCCTTACATAAGTCAGTAATTGAATATTTAACAAGTCCATTCGTGAAACCATTAGCCATACTTTGTTGCTTCGCCATACATAAAAGCACAAACAAAATCTTTTCTGCCCTCAAATTATCGAGAGAAGATATGGCCTCTAACTCAGACTGAGCAATTTTGATGTTGTCGATGATATAAAAGGGATATTTTTCCGCCACTTTAATGGCGTCCGAAATAATATTAGAATAACTACTTTCATCAAAGTTATTATGATACTGCCTTAACCATTTTACAGTTTCTTTGTAGGCATCATCATCGCCTTTTAACTTAGAGTGCACCAAATATCTAGTAACATATCTAATTTTAGCCATAATAGATTTAACATCTTGGTTTTTGCCGTCATACAAATCTTTTGCATATTTCTCTTCATTCAAAATCAACATCTAAATCACCACCTATCTGTTGTGTATACAAAGAAAATTTCTTTCCACCAAACTCAATATCTCCATTCTCATCTTTAACTGGATATGTTATATAATATCCGCTGTTCTTCAAAACATTATTGAAAATCTGCTCGCCTGCAACATCCCATGCAAAAGTTTTATTTTTATTAGAAGTGTAACACAAGTCCACAACGATATTAGACAATACCTCCACATTTGGACATACCTTACTACATTCATCTATGAAAACATCTTTGAGATGCACAATGTCAAAGCCGACTTCATCATCGCCAAGATCATTTTGATTTTGTTTCTTTAAGAACAGCTGTATACCCTTGTTATACTCGTCGTATAACTGTTGAACCTGTTCATATTCATCTTGAGTATATTCAGCTTCACTCTTTAAAATAGATTTATCAAAATCAACATTCGGAAGAACATCCGTAGTGCAAAATGCATCTTCAATTTTCCAACAAATACGATTCATTGTTCCAGGAGCCCTGCTAACTGGAAGATACTTTTCATAGTGATATAAGAAAACCTCTTCTTCTTCGGTTCTGTTTTCGCAAGCATACAGACCATCCAAACTCTTACCAAATCTAATTTTACAATTTGACTTAACTGCCTTCATATACTTATCCAGTTCTGATTTAAGCTGAGAATATCTATAAATAAAGAACCAAGGTTTAATCTCTGCGGCGATATTGGCATTAATTTGTTTATCCTGAAGAATATCGTCGTCATCATCTTCCTCAGGTTTGAACATTCTTGCATTAAGCCACTCCTTAGGAACAGGACGAGCAACAACGCCCTTTATACGGTCTATAGCATTCTGCTGATAGTTCATCATTGTGCTAATTCGATAAGTCAATCTTTTATATTCTTCACTATCTCTATCAAATTGCTCTCTTAATGAGATCATATTCGTAGCTTTATTAGTCACGCTTCCAATGGAGTCTCCGAAGCCGTTAATGTCAGACTTTACATAGTCATCTTCCTCAGGTTTTTTCTTTACGCTACTTTCCTGTTCGCACATAAGAGTGGTCTTATACTCAAATGCTTCAAGCAATACTTTATTATCGGTACAGAAATTCGAGTCAGAATCATAATCTTCACCATTACATCTCATCGGAGTAGTGTCCCATCCATTCAATAAAATGCACGTTGTAATGTATTTATACCATTTTTCAAGTTCGGGATTAGTAATAACCTTTAATTTACACACATTTTCAATGCTTGTCATAGGAGCACGGAATATACAAATCTCCTCGGTATTTCTATCTGCCCAATATTTATGATAACATTCGCCAGCCTTTAAAAGCCCAGTTGTTTCAAGTCCAAATATGTGTTGCATCAAGATATAGGGATCACATCCAGCAATAGAGTAGTCTCCAGCCACGTCTAAAACGCCTATTTTAGCATCTCGGATTCTTCTCTGTATCATTCTGCTTACTTTGGACCTAACATATGGGTCTTTAATTAGCTCAGGATTAGCCATAATAGCCTTACACATAGGTTCCATATGAATTACGCTTTTCTCGTCTAGTCCAGATCCGCACATATACAGAATTAATTTTCTCCAATCTAAACCCAGACAATCCTTAATTTTTGCCACAGTTGGCTCAATTAATTCGTCAATTTGTTCATCTGTAAACGAAAAATCCTGAAGATACTGATAATTTGTGGTATGAACATTGCGTAATTCGTGAGGAGTGCTCTTTGCAATGCAAAATTCATACCCATTCCTCATACAATTATTGTAATAATCCTCATACCCCGCATACGAATTCCATAATTTGAGCATTGATGTGGTAAGGATAACATCTGCCTCTCTCACATCTCTTTCGTCGCCCCATGCGTCCTTGATAATGTGTGTTCCGGCAATTTCTTCTGCAAACTGCTTAAAATCTACGGTAAATACCATACCTTTTAAAAAGGCACAACGAGTATTGAACCCCGATAGAGGTTCAGAACCTTCATTTAAAGCCTCTGCCCACTTCGCGCTCATTTCAGGAGAAATCAAGCCCATGCCGTCACAGGTATTAATTTCAATTTCTTTTTCTATTGGTTCGCTAACACTTGGCCAATCGGGTTTTTCACCGCCAGTATCTCTAACAATTCTGACAATATCCTTAAATTTAGTAGACACATCATTGACTACAATAGCTCTAGGCCAAGGTACTGGAATGCTAGCAGAACACTGAAGCGCAAAGTAGGCGTTAATCTTTGCAGGAATAAACTTATAATTTAGTTCCATTCCGTTATAAGACTTTACAACCCCGTCTATTTCTGGACCTTCGTAGCGACCGTTATTGATTTTTTTCATCAGTTTGCTGTGAATATTTTCATCAACAAACATGATGGTACTCTTTTTAATCGATCCTGCCGTACCAAGAAATCTTCTGTACTTTACTGTTTCTATTTTATGACCGTAATCAATGGTAATGCTAAATCCATTGTTATATACATACTTATAATCCTTAGGAGAATCCATAACCAACATCATATAATGAGGCTGGAACTGAAGTTCATACAATTCGTCATATTTCTGGCTAATCAGTTTCTTATTCTCTGCTGAATTGCCTTGATTTTTCAAAAATTTTATCTCACGTTTGATTTGTGACGCTTGTATATCGGCATCTGGTCTGCCGGTTAACTCTGGCATCCATCTTAATACTTGAGATGAACCCAAACTAACAACTAACTGCGGTTGTTTTCTTATTTCGTTTAGCTTAAATGTTAAATGCCAATTGTTTTTAGATAAATATCCAGTATTGACCTTTAACACAAAAGTTTGATTCTTTTGTGATTTTGCCATTAATACACCACCTTATCTTGCCCATAGTGATTTTTTCATAGCATTATTTTTACCGTTACCAATAAATTCCCAATGATTGCCGTTTTTATCTTTCTTGCCCTTTCGGTTCTTCTTTTCACGACTCCAACAGCATTTTTGAATTTCTTCAGAACTAATTTTAGTTGCTTTAACAGCTTGTCCCAATGTTTCAAATGATTGGTCAAGCTCAATGCAGCGAACAGAAATCTTTCTACTATTGCTATGTTTTCTCTTTCTTTCCTCAGACCAGAGGTTTGATAAGTCCTCTCCGCCTTCGGTCATATTATAACCAAACTCTTTTTCATTCGAGTGAAGTGCGTCAATTAATAATTTTTCAAAATTTCTGGATTCTTCTTCTGTAAGATTAGATGCAACAACTTCATGTTCGAAATTATCCCATCCATATTTGTTAATTGCGTTAGCAAACAATGGTTGAAGATATTCTCCAGAATATTTGTCCTGCTTAAGATAATGCGAACCATCTGCCCCATAGCGTTTTTCGGGAATTTGCTTGGTTCGACCGACATAAACTTTACCATTAATCTTATTCATATGAATATACACTGAGCAAGTTCCATTAGTTATAATCATATATTCACCGCCTTAATCATTCTGTTCTGTTTCTTCTTTTCTTCTATTTGCCCAATAATTCCAATAAATTGTCCAAAAAGTACCGTACATATGAACACCTCCAATCATTTTGTATCGTATTTATTATAATACAAAACTTAAAAATGTCAATGTATTACTCTTCGTCGTCCTCATCTTCATTATCGTGCAGATTACCAAGCTGTTTCTCAGACATTTGCTTCTTTGTTGTATTTCTAATAGTAATTGCTCTAGCAGGGGCCGTTAACGCCATACCGCAAACAATACCATCCTCATAAACATATTGAGTAGTAGGAGTCCAGCCCTGTTTTAACGCTTTGTTAAAATGTTTAGGCACGGTAGAATCCATTCTCCACACCTTATCTATATTGTCATAAACCAAAACGGTTTCTCTTTCCTCGGAGAAAAGTCTCGTAGTTACCTTAATTGTTTCCATTGCCATCCTCCTCAATTACAATCACATTGCACAGGTCGCTATAAGCCGTACAAGCGTCAATAGCTATAATTCCATCATCCACGAAGGGCTCAAATGACTTTTCCCAACCCTTACGACTCTTTTGGGGGAACTCTTTTCGCTCCTGTCTAATATGAGACCAACCGTATGAACAGTGCCAATGGCCGCACACCACAGCCTTACCCTCGACCCTGCATCTCGGATTTCTCCACATTTCCATACCATTTTCCCATCTTGCACGCTCCCAGTCTTCGATAGTGGCATTTCTGAAGTCATTTAGCCCCTGATGGCAAGGAACCCAACCATGCACGAAGACATAGTCTCCAATTTCGGCGTAATCCACGCAATTGTCGCTAATAAAGTCCAAAACGGGCTGCATAACCTCACAAATCTTCTCTCGCCAAGCAGGATCGTATATAATCCACTCGTTCTGACCACAAAAACGGCATATTGTTTTCACAGTACCGTTGTGGAAATGGTGAGAGCGAGGCACTTTTCCTTTGTAAATTTCATCCATGCAGTCAAATAAAAGCGACTCATGGTTGCCGGCGACATAAATAAATCTATCGCCTAGGTTCTTTACAAACTCAAATAGTTCAACCACCTGATCACCACGGTCAAATAGATCTCCACAAACAATTAAATGGTGCTCTGGATTGTCAGTTTCAAACCCTTTATCGAGCAATGATTTGTGAAATATATCAAAAAAGCCGTGTACATCAGATGTTACAAAAAATTTTGCCATTTTTACACCTCTTTTATTTTAAAAGTCTTATCAACATAGTCTCTATCCTGAGTAAATACGGGTATCTCTTTGTCAAGCACCCATTTTCCATCTTCGTCTCTGCGGCAGCATACACCACGCTTAAATTCCGTCGGCATATCATTGAAATTAATACCCTTTTTGTCGATTAGCATATCCTGAATATCGCTACAAGACTTGCCGTGAAGTTCTTTGTGAGAGAAATTACACTGACCAAGCATCTGGATTGCGTTACGGGTGGCATCCTGCTGGCGCCAGATGAAGCAATTGGTTACTTCTTCGATAGGGATATTGAAACAACGAGAGTCAAACATTGCTCGGTTTAACTTAGTAAATAGAGTGTTAAAATAAGGATTAATAGTAGGATCTTCCTCCTCAAACATCTTATTATGATACTGCTCTGAAAAAACATCATTAAAGACCATCGTTGCCATACTCGCCGACACGGAGCAAATCTTCTGCACATTATTATCAAACCAAGCATCGGTGGTAAGAGTATCATAGTCAGTCAGCAGCAGGGTAATTTCATCGGACTGAGTGTAGCCGAGCTTACAACCCTGGATATTCTCACAGAGATACTTCATAGTCTCGTTCATAGTGTTATGGAAAATCTCGTCATAAGGCTTCTGCAAACCTCTTGTGAAGGTGTGGAAGGCTTTGCCGTCGAGCCTAATAATAACGGGCATACGACGCACTAAATAAGTTTTAGCACGATTTTCATAGTTGGCTTTCATGCGGTCGCCAAGTGAATCATTTTTGTTAGCCATTTATCTTCTCCTTTAAAATTCTAGGTTTATATTTTCTATCCTTGTGATACGACTCCCAGCGTCTAGTCTCACCGAGTACTTGCTTCAACTTCTCAAGCACCTTCTTATTGACTGGATCATTAAAAAAGTCCACAATAGTCTTGAATTCTTCAACTCTGTCCTTGTAATAGCGCCTATCCTGGCGGTTAATAGCCAGTTTTGTGGCAACTTTACTGCGTTCGTCGCACTTCAACTCGCCAAGTTCAAGTTTGTGTAGGTAGTCCTGCGTGAGTTTATCTTGATTATTAACTTCTTCCTCGCAAATTCTATACTGAACCTGCGCCTCAGAGACGAAGTTCAAGAATTCTGTTATATATTCTGACGGTTTCTTATTCATCAACATTCCCCTTAATCCATTTATTATATGCCTCGATAAATATGTCTTTAGGCACAATTAACTTGTAGTTTGTCTCGCACCCCTCGGGTACATAGTCAGTTGCCGGTATCCAAATGCCTTCATCATCAATTTTAGGCTTCGTCTTGGTCCAAATCTCCATACTCATTAATTCTCCTTAATTAGTACGACATTAGAGCTATGCACAAGGTAGGTAACGCCGTCAATCTTAATCTGAATCTGATCCCCATCCTCATAATCGGTCCAGCTCTCAACTTTGCCCTCAACAACGTCACCGTTGGGCAAAGAAATAATAGCTTTGTCGAACTTGTAAGTGAAATCGATAATCTGTTTGTTACCACAGCTAGTCAGAGTGAGAACCATAAGCAAGGTAATCATAAATGTTGCTAAAATTTTCTTCATAATTCTTCTCCTTTAATCATTTTGTAGTGTAATTATAATAGCATAAAAGTAAATAAATGTCAAGAGGGTAATGAAATCATTTACAATTTATTTACAATTAAGTAATTGCCGTTTTAAGGGCGTTTGGTTTCTAAGGGGTATTCTCGGTCGCAGGAGAGTACCCCAAGTCGAGTTTTGTCTAAGTAGTTGCGTGTTTTTGAGGTAAAAATGGCACTTAACCATCTTTCTTAACTCTAACTATAAAATCATCTGGTTCTTCATCGCAATCTTTTGCCGAATACCAATAGTAGCCATTGAATACTCTGATTGTGTGCAAATTGTAAGTGTCATCGATATTGCTAACTTCCCACACGGGATCAACCGATGCTATTTCTTTGCCGTTTTTAAACCATACTGCTTCAAGTGTCATAACCATTCTCCTTTTCACATTCGTCGCATGGATACAAATAACTGTTATGCATCATCCTATTTGAAGTTCTATGGAATACTCGCTTATTGAACTTCGTGCAGATATGGGGTGCAAACCCAAAGCCCGCTTGCTTAATTCCTTTTTGTTGCTTTTCGGTGACCATTAAGTATTTACAATCATTGCAGTCCATATCAGCCCTCCTTATAATAAGACATAAATTCATCGTAACGCTCTTGACCGAGCCTCTCTATTGCTTCTTCGGCAGTCAATTTCCTAATCTCAACATACTTATGCCAAGAGGGAGCATACTCTGTGGCTTGTTCAAAGGCGTCCTTCATATTCATAGCAACGCCCATTTCGCTGTGTTTATAGCCATCATCTTCTATGACTGTCCAGATGTAAAAGTTGGGGGTGTTTTCGTGTATCTGGTCCATATTAGTTCTCCTTTATTGCTTTAAAAAACTTATAATTTTCTTTTCTACAGGTTGGACACTTGGGGTCGCCATATTCGTGAGACTCGCAATACTGACAGGGCTCATATGTAACACAAGGGTTCATAGCGTCATCGTATACTCCGATGTTTGCTCTTAATCCTCTTGGAGGCGACTCACACCCAATCTTCTTATCACACTTCTTATCCCATTTCCAACACCAACCACAGGGTGTTATATATCTACAAGGCTCTCCGAGCATCATAGTTTCACCTCTAGTCTAATTCTGCGACCGTAGTCGTCTTCTTCTGGGTTGATGGACATAAAATCAATTTCCACATTGAAATTTTGACTGTTGATTGTTGTGCTAATGGGGACATAAACATCGTTTTTATGCTTATCTCCTAGTGCCTTGTGAATATAAGCATTTAAGTCGTCAATAGTGCAATATAATTGAACTCTATTAAAAGTAATTTCTTCTTTCTTTGCTGGTTTAACGGGTGGCATGGGCGGTGGGTTGTACTGAGGTGGAACTTGCGAGCCTGTTTTCTGTGCATTAGATCCACTCGTTGGAGGTGGTGGCGGCGGGGTAGGTTTTCTAAATTCAGGCGTTTGAACGCCTGTTTTCTTTTTCTTGCGTTTAAACATTGTTATTCTCCTTTGTCATAGGTGGAATTATAGCATCTTCTATGGGTGCATAGTAACAAAATCCTCCAAATATACAATTGATTTCTTTTACAGTATCTAGGGTGCAGTCATAAAGTGTTTCGTTGTTGACAACGAAAGTTTTGCCAAAACAACAAGTTTCACAGCCTTTATTCATCCTCATCTACCTCCTCAAGAGGACAGTGCTCGTGTCGGTCAAAAGACACAAGAACACCGGCAAAGTACAATTCGTTATACGCCGCCGCACAGTCTCCACCGTAACGAGAGCCACTATAAAAGGGACATTCTGCACAGTTTTGGGGCATTTCTATATCAATTTTAATCATAGTTATTTCTCCTTTACGCTAAATGCTTCTAAGTTATAATCAAATATCTGAATGGTACAATTTCGCCACAGTTTCACTCGACAAATATCAGGATTGCGACCGTGACAGTAACTTTCTACAACTCCTATAGCCTCTTTGTATTTAGACTTGCTGGTGTTTTTAATTTTTACATAGTCGCCAGGATTAAATTTAGTCATTTGTGTTCTCCTTTGGAATAATTTTATCTGCCATCAACCAAAAACAAACCTCGTCATTAGAGTATGTCGGAGTGGGCACGACCTTATAACCGAGCCATATTAACTCGTCTTTGTCGTTACGATAAAAGCGTTCGGGGTTGTTTTGTAACTCATATATCCATCTCACTGGCGGAGCGACAAAAACTTCGTTGCGTGGGCTATATGATGTTGCCTGATCGACAAGTTTCCGAAGATTTTCGGCTGTGAGTTCATCGTTCATAGTTGATTCTCCTTTAAAAATTCATTGGGCAAGTGGTCACCATTCAATTCTATCCCACCAATGAGACTTAGGTGGGCGTTTGCCCGTCATTGCCTCGACGGTTTCAACATAGGCGAGATATTGATGTTCCGACTCTCTCTTGGATAGTTCGTGAAAACAGGGTTTGCAAGTTTCGATTTTTCGAGTGAAACCACTATCATCAAGTGTAACAGAAGTATCATATGCTGCTTCTCTGGTTTTACAAATATCGCATATTCTCATTTTTGGTTCTCCTTATTACTGAATTAATGTGCTAAGATACTCAAAAATATACATTTCGGGGAAGTTAGCACACTTGATAATGTCCATAACTTGCACGCCAACCACTATAATGGTCGCTAAGTTAAGGATCACAAGTCCAATAATTGCAAAGGTTGTAGCGATCGTCCAAACAATATCCCACTCAGATTGCTCTTCTAAACCCCTTTTAAAAGTAGGAGCAAGCTTCTTTGTAGCCACAATACTCGCAATACTCAGCAATATCATAATTACCATCCAAGCAATTGAAGTACCAATTTCATATGCAATTAACTTTCCGCACAGCACCTCAATGTACGGAATTACATTTTCGCTTGTCCAATTGATCGCAATGCCGAATTTTTCGCACAATGCGTCTATAACCTGAATAATCTGTTCACTTACTGTCATAATTAATTCTCCTTAAAGTATTTTTCGAATTCTGCCTCGGGGCAGTCAATATAGTTGACGGGCAGGTCGTCGTCCCATTCGCCAAGGTTGGCTTCATTAATGTTTATATGTCTAAGATGAATATCGTATGGACCATATTCCATTATGTCGGCAAGTTCGTTAGTATCAAACTCTCCGTTGGGGTCTACGATGTATGCCTGAATTTTAAATAGTTTTGCCATTATTCTCTCTCCTTTACTGTATAAATCTTGCCTTCTTGGTCAAGGATTTCGTATTTGTCTAGAAACTCGTTCATTGAGACGGAGTCGTCGATGGTAACTTTGTATTCGATGTGGCTAAATTCATTGAATGCGTTGGTGCAGAATCCAATCAAACCTACGAACATCATTGTTAACAGACAAATAATTACACCAACCAAACAAATCCACTGAGCAACATCGCTTATGCTCTCTTGTATTCCAACGCCGAAAACAAATGTGCCTGTTGCGCTAAGTATAAATACCACTATAACCCATACTGGAGTAGTGCTCACTACATATTCATTTAAAATTTCTACGCCTGTCATAATTAATTCTCCTTATCAAAAATATTTCCTAATACGGCACACACATCTTCTTTGACGATGTTGTACCAATTGATATGCTGTCTAGTTCTCTCTGCACCTACGGGCTTCTCATATTCCTCAATCAGTGCCTTACCTTCCTTGGTAGGTTCAAATGTGTAGACGAGTCCTTTCACATAGCCGAAGGGATTGTCTTCATAACAAACTTCCATCGGTAAGGTGCGACATTTACCGTGATTAATGTTTTTAATTTGTTCCCAGTTACTCCAACGACCACCGTTTCTAATCACACGACACTCTACAATGTCGTGAATATAGACTTGTTTACCGTTAGCGTCTTTGAGAGTCGGAACGGCCTCACAAATAGTTTCGGGGATTACTTTGTGGGCGTATCTGTGAATGTCGTAGATGGTATCACGATAATCCACATCGGCAATAATGTAGTAGTCAAGGTTACCATCCTTGTCGCAGGGGATTTTCAGAAGGTCGCCCTCGATCCAAGATCCTCGAATGGATTGGCTGTTGAGGTAGATAGTTTGTGTTCCTTGCGAATTTTCAATAAAAGCTTTATACATAGTTGTTCTCCTTTCTACAATCAGGGCAATAATCTTTATTGCCTTCTACAATGTGAAGCCAGCCAGCTTCCTTTGCTTTCTCAAGAGCCTCATTATGGCTGTCGGCATACGGACTTTGTTTGCCACAGCGGTCGCAGACTCGATAGCTTTTATATTTGGTTTCTAAACCGTTTACAAACAGGATTGCAAAGAGAGCAATCCACCATTTGTTAAATGCGATAGCGAGAACAGTCCAAGCAAGAATTACGATACTGTTTTTAATTACCCAGGCCCATATAATGTTTTTATTCATTTGCTAGTTCTTTCCTCCTTAAATATTCAAATAGTATCGTTCCCATTGTTCGTCAGCAGTTTCTTTTGGACCGCAAATAGAAGATGGCTCGGTTAATGGATCATCTCCAGTCCAATTTGCTTTTGTTATCATTGGATTGGAAATGGTTGTAGCGGTACCACCACCCTTATTACCGCGACAATTTACACAACAACTAACATGCGGCGCCATCACCGCTCCACACTTAGGACATTCCCAGCCCTGTTGCATCCAATTTATTTCGTTCATCATTTTATCTCCCTTTCAATCGTTTCTCTATATTCAACAAACCAATCCTCGACACAACCAACATCAGTGATAATTACACTACCGTCTTCGCATATGTATTGAGTCGAAGTCGAATTGTCCAATTCTCGTTTAATTTTCTCTAATAGTTCTTTTGCCGTCATTACCTTATCTCCTTCCAGCCATTTCATTCCCAAACTTCTTTTCTTTCAAGACAATCCTTATAAACATCGGGATAGTCAATTTCTTCTACGGTCACATTGGGGTAGTCGTAGGCTTTAAAATGTTCGCCACAGACTGGACAGTCGAATTCCGCAGAAAAGATTTGATATTCATAGGATAATTCGTCATTAGTGATGTCATAACCACGGAACCAGCGTTCGCACCGAGGACACCGGACGGCAATGTGGCGAATAGGGGCAGGGTCGTATTCAACTCTAATTTTCATTTATGCGTTTTCCTTTCTTAATCATTTATAAATTAATCTCAGCAGTGGCTGCACAAACATCACCAAAGATGTACTCGCCACTAATACGTCTTACAAACATCTGCGGCACATCAAAACATACATCAACAAAGTCTGACGACATTGTTGTACGAATATAATCCATATCTCGATCAGTCAGTTCGATATATGCTTCTTCTTGTGCATCTGGGTGATAAGCAAGTGGTAAAATGGTAAGGTAAGTTGAGTAGTACATTATTAATTTCCTTTCTTAATCATTTTGTGGTGTTAGATTTCATCATCTGACTGCAAAGATTTCAACTTTCTAATAACGGTCTGCACATTACAGCCAAGGTTATCCGCAATCTCTTCGTTGGTAAGTCCAGCATCTCGAAGCTTAATCATATCTTCGATAGGATACGCCTCGGGTCTGCCGCCTTTGTTTCCGTTCACCTTGCACGCTTGATACTTCTTCTTTGACTGATCAATGAGCGCAACGCACATTCCTTCTACAATACCTCTAATCATAGGGTTGTCGGTTGTCATTTCTCCCTTGGTGCCGTAGTAAATAATTTGCTTGGCTAACTCGCCGGCAATGTCGGACTGACCCATCTCATCAAACGACTCTATGGTAGAAGCCCAGCTTGCAATAAAGATAAAGTTTTCTTTTTCATTCATTAGAATTCCTCCAATCATTTTGTTTTGTTGTGGATATATTAACATATAACCAAAGTTTTGTCAATAGGTTATGTTAAGTATTTACAATTTGTTTACAATTTAACAAAACCTAACAAAACCTAAATATAACCAGAGGATATATCCTTGGATAAAACGAGATATAAACAAGATAAGGATATAGATATAGATAAGTATATAGATATTAATATTATGTATAAATACATAATATTTTTCGGAGTTATGTAAACATAATCCGAGGAGACGAAGCACTATGTAGTGGGGGTTGTGACTTAGGGCAAAGGGAATAGGTACTGGGGCGTAAGCCTTCGGGCCTAGGGTCTGATATAGGGGACAGGTACTGAGACCAGGGGCGTTGGATCTGGCGTGGTTAAAAGTACCCCGGGGTATAGGGAGGAGGTGTTTATGGGGAGGTGGAAAGTACCCCCGGAGGGGCATTTAAATAGATAAAGGTAGGGTTTTGCTTGGGGACGTTGGGACGGTGACTGGGAATAGGGGCACTTTGGGTTTTGGGGCGTTGGTTAATTAAATAGGTAGGGAAAGGCTTTGGGAAAGGTGCTTAGAAGTTTGGACGGGAGTTTAATTTTGGACGAATTTTGGAAAAGTGTCCAATATTGGATTTTGCTAGTTGTTTGGCGATTAGGATGTGGAGATGTGGAAAAGGTGTGGAAAAGTGGGTAAAGGTGTGGGTTTTACTGGTAGGATGGGATGTGGAAAACTTGGGAATGGATTGTAGGTGGATTTAGAGGGGGAAGATGGGTGAAATGGGGTATAGATTGGGGGTTGGATTGGAGGGCTTTTAGGGTGGATTTTA